GTACAACGAGCTGGCTGGCGAAGATGTACCATATGATGACGACTCGCGGCGCACGCTGCTTGAGATGCACGTCGACATCGACCTACCGGAACCATTTGATGACAAGGATGGGGTAGCACGCCCCTACGTGATTACGATTGATAAGACGTCCAAGACTATCCTGTCGATCCGCCGGAACTGGAAGGAAGAAGATACCAAGAAGCGCAAGCTTATGCACTTCACGCACTACCCATATCTGCCGGGCATGGGTTTCTACGGCACGGGCTTGATCCACCTGATCGGTGGATTGGCTAAGTCTGCTACGTCAATCATGCGCCAGCTAATCGACGCGGGCACACTGTCTAACCTGCCCGCTGGTCTGAAGTCTCGTAGCCTGCGTATCAAGGGCGACAACACTCCAATTATGCCCGGCGAGTGGCGCGATGCTGACGTTACGGGTGGTACGCTGCGGGATAGCTTGTTCCCGATGCCGTACAAGGAACCATCGGGTGTGCTGTACCAGCTTCTTGGCAACGTGGTCGAGGAAGGTCGTCGCATCGGCTCCGTGGCTGACATTCAAGTTGGCGACATGAGCGCAAACGCCCCAGTTGGAACGACGCTGGCTCTGCTCGAGCGTAGCCTGAAAGTTATGTCCGGTGTGCAGGCACGCCTGCATGCGGCGATGAAGCAGGAGCTGCGTATCCTGTCGCGGATTATCCACGACTACATGCCCGCGGAATATGCCTACGAGGTAGAGGGCGATTTCAGCCGCATCGACGACTTTGATGGTCGCGTAGACGTGATTCCTGTCTCCGACCCTAACGCAGCGACCATGGCTCAGCGGATTATGCAGTATCAAGCCGCCCTGCAGTTGGCACAACAGGCCCCACAACTCTACGACATGGGCAGACTGCACCAGCAGATGCTGGGTGTTCTTGGTATCCAAGACGCGTCCGAGATCATTAAAATGCCCGGTGATATCAAGCCTTCCGACCCTGTCGCAGAAAATATGGCATTGCTGCAGCAAACACCGGTCAAGGCGTTCTTGTACCAAGACCACGAAGCGCACATCGCTACGCACATGGCCGCGATGCAAGACCCCAAGATTGCTCAGATGGTTGGGCAGTCGCCGTTTGCGGAAGCAATTCAGGCAGCCTCCATGGCTCACGTCACCGAGCACATTGCGTATCAGTACCGCAAAGAGATCGAGATGCAGCTGGGCGTACCGCTGCCGGCAGAGGGTGAGCAACTCCCAGAGGACGTCGAGATTCAGTTGTCTCGGATGGTCGCGCAGGCCGCAGCAAAGTTGTTTGGTAAGAACCAAGCCGAAGCCGCACAGCAGCAGGCAGAGCAGCAGGCTCAAGACCCGCTGACGATCATCCAGATGAAGGAGCTCGAGCTGAAAGAGCGTGAGCTGGAGCACAAGATTGGCCTCGACACTAAGAAGCTGGAGATCAGCGCGGCCACGAGCGCCGGTAACTTGTACATCCAGCAGGAGCGCGTCGAGAGCGAGAACGACCGCGCGGCCGCAAACACAATGGCTAAGCTGGCCACAGACGCAGTGTCCGCCAATACAAAGGCTCAGGTAGACGGCGGGCGTCTGGCAATCCAAGCGGCGCAAATCCTACAACAGCGCAACATTACTCCGGGTGGTAACTGATGGAAGATACGATATTTGCCCTACTCCTACGGGACATCCGTTCGAAAAAAGACGTGATTCGGGATACCCTCGCAGGGGGCGGGGCGGCATCTTTCGAGGAATACTGCAAACTTGTAGGTGAGTATTCCGCATACGACCGCGTAGAAGGTGACATAAAGTACCTAGAGGAAAGATTTATTGCGAACTGACACTATATAAGGTAGTAGTCCCACTAACACGGATAGTCCGTGCAAGGCACTGTGAGCCTGAATCACTGCAGGAGATAACATGTACGCAGCAAACAAAATCGAGGACGAAGACCTAAAAGCGCGGCTACCCGAGCCGTCAGGATATCGCCTCCTTATTGCCATCCCAGAAGTCAACGAGAAGACCGAGGGTGGCGTTTTTATGCCAGATCAGCTCAAGAAGGCCGAAGAGACAGCATCCATCGTTGGTTTTGTTGTCAAAGCGGGCCCAGAAGCCTACGGCGACACCACCAAATTCCCGAACGGCCCTTGGTGTAAAGAGGGTGACTTCGTGATTTTCCGTTCCTACTCTGGCACACGCTTCAAAGTGCTGGGCAAGGAGTTCCGTCTTATCAATGACGACACAGTTGAAGCTGTTGTCGAAGACCCACGGGGGTACAGCCGAGCATGAGCGCGCAAGATAACGAGATTGAAGTCGATTTGGACGACAACAACGAGCTACAGATCGAAATCCAAGATGATACTCCGGAACGAGACCGGGGTAAGCCCAAGGCACCCGACAAGACGGAAACCCAAGATGGCGCCGATGACGAAGACCTCGAGGGCTATTCCGAGAGCGTCAAAAAGCGCATCAGCAAGCTGAAGTTTGACCAGCACAATGAGCGCCGGGCCAAAGAAGACGCTGTACGACTACGTGAGGAAGCTATCTCTTACGCGGAAAAAATCCGTAAGGAGAACGAAGAGCTTCGTAAGGCATACGCCGAAGGGGAAACGGCATTTGTTTCTCAGTCAAAGGCCCGCGTGGATAGCGAACTCGCCGCCACACGCGTTGCCTACAAGAACGCGTACGAGAGCGGCGACGCCGATGCCGTACTTGCAGCACAGGAAAAGCTGATCCAACTGCAAAATCAGGCAGATCGTATCTCCAACTACAGGCCACGCCCTACGACTCCGACTGAGGCACCGAAAGCGGCCCCAAATGTTCCTAAACCCGATGATCGCGCCATGAAATGGGCTGAGGAAAACACGTGGTTTATGAAAGATAAGGCCATGACTGGCTATGCCATGGGTGTGCACGAGAATCTGGTCGCAGAAGGAGTTGATCCGAAGAGCGATTTGTATTACTCTAAGATTAACGAAGCGGTTCGCCGTACGTTTCCGGATAAGTTTGACGACGGGATTACTGAGGAAAAAGCACCCCGACGTCAGGCTGGCCCCGTGGTCGCCCCCGCTGCTCGCAGCACAAAAGCACCACGCAAGGTCGTGCTAACCTCAACCGAAGTCGCTCTCGCCAAGCGCCTAGGTGTACCGATTGAGAAATATGCGGCGCAAAAACTGAAGGATATGCAAAATGGCTGACCGGACACCACGAACCCTCGAGACCCGCGAAGCGACGGGCTCCCGCAAAAAAACGTGGAAGCGACAGTCTATGCTGCCTACCCCCGAACCAAAAAACGGACTTAGCTTCCGTTGGATTCGCACCTCCACACTGGGTAACGCAGACATGACCAATGTCTCTGCAAGGTTCCGCGAGGGCTATACGCCGGTTAAGGCCGCTGACTATCCTGAGCTGCAAATTATGTCTGACGTTGACTCGCGATTCGTGGGCAACGTCGAAGTGGGTGGACTTTTGCTGTGTGCCTCTGCGGCAGAAGACGTAGATGCACGGGTTGAAGGACAACTTGAGATCGCTCAAAACCAGATCGACTCTGTTGACCGTAACCTTATGAAAGAATCCGACTCACGTATGCCCCTGTTTCGGCCGGAGCGTACTACTAAGACCTCATTCGGTAACTGACCTTACCGGTAAACGAAATGTAGATGAAGGAGATACCCAATGGGTACCGTAAACGCCCCCTTCGGTCTGCGTGTGACTGGTCGTCTTGACAATGGTTCTCTGGAGGTTTTCCGCCAGTATCCTATCGTGTCGGGCTTGGCCGTCAATATCGCTGCTGGAGACATCGTCAACCTAGTTGACAACGGCACTTCGACCACGATTACCAAGCAAACTGGTACGGGCGACACTTCGACCGATATCGCGATGCTAGGCGTGTTCGTAGGTTGCACCTACACCGACCCATCGACCAACCAGATCACGTTCAGCAACATGTGGCCCACGGGCACTGTGGCTTCTGACGCTCTGGCCTATGTCGTTGACGATCCACAGGCTCTGTACGTTGTAATGGCCGATGAAGCCATCACCAACACTTTGGACATCTACGGTAAGAACGCCGCGATTGTTCAGGGCGCGGTGAACACCACGTTCAAGGCTTCGCGCGTTGCGCTCGATGCGTCCACCATCGGCACCGACGCAAACCTACCACTGCGCATTATCGACTACGTCGGTGGCCCACGTGGTGACGAGCCCGGCACTGCATTCCCGCTGTTGGTCGTGAAACTCAACTACACGCAGCTCACCGCTGCTGTAGGCGTATAAGGAGGGCTAGCACATGGCTATTTCACGCGCACAGGCACTCAAAGAACTTCTGCCGGGCTTGAACGCCCTGTTTGGTCTTGAGTACGCCAAATACGAAAACGAGCACGTCGACATCTACGAGACCGAAACCTCCGAACGTTCGTTCGAAGAAGAAGTCAAGTTGAGCGGCTTCGGCGCAGCTCCAGTTAAACCTGAAGGCTCGGCCATCACGTTTGACAACGCACAGGAATCGTTCACTGCTCGTTATAACCACGAGACAGTGGCCATGGGCTTCTCGATTACCGAAGAAGCTATGGAAGATAACCTGTACGACTCGCTGTCGGCTCGTTACACCAAGGCACTGGCCCGCGCCATGGCCTACACGAAGCAAGTTAAGGCAGCCTCGCTGCTGAACGCAGGCTTCACCACGTTCCTGTCGGGCGACGGCGTAAGCTTGCTGAACGCATCGCACCCGACCGTTGCTGGTGGCACGAACGCAAACCGCCCAACCACTGCTGCCGACTTGAACGAGACCTCGTTGGAACAAGCTGTTATCGACATTGCAGCTTACAAAGACGAACGCGGCCTGCTGATCGCAGCGCGCCCTCGCAAGTTGATTATCCCGCCAAGCCTGATGTTCGTGGCAACTCGTTTGCTGCAAACTGAACTGCGTGTCGGCACCGCTGATAACGATATCAACGCGATCAATAGCAATGGTTCGATCCCCGGCGGCTACGGCGTCAACCACTACCTGACCGACAACGACGCGTGGTTCCTGACCACCGACGTGCCCAACGGCATGAAGCACTTTGTGCGTATTGCCCTGAGCCAGTCAATGGATGG